GATTACTGGCGTAAACGCCTAATATGTAAGGAATGTTATGAAAAACAGAAACTAGAATATGAAAATCATAGAATAATGCGAGAGAAGGAACTTCAGAAGAAAAAGGAGGAGGAAGAAGAAAGAAATAAATGTTCCTGTCAAGGACCACTGGCACAGTGTGCTAACTGTATTAGTAAGATGCGAGAGGCATACAAAAATGATCCGCGTCCTGCTTGTCAAAAATGTGGGTCAAAAAACAATACATCTGTATTAAAGTTTGGAGAACACTATCATAGAACATGTGATGATTGTATTCAATACTTTGAAGCAGATATTATTAAAGTTGTAATTTGAATTAACCACAGGTTTTAATACCCAAACAATAGACCCGCACGACCACCATAGACCCTCAAGATATTATATGTCTCCGCGAACACATAGATTAGTAGTCGCGGAACATTTGTAGGATTCTGTGAACCCTTAAACGGTTGCATTTGCAACTGTAAATCTATTTTTTCTATTTTATCCAGATTGCCCTCACCTGTCACAACTGACGGCGGATAGAAGCCATTCTGAAAGCCAAACGTCATATTATACATATACCGATTTACCCACGGACTCTTTCGCTGCTCATACGAAGGTAGAAGTGATCTGAACATAGAAGGCGATGCACTCGAATATCGTGTCAGTTTTCCTTCATAGATCAAACTCATAGATGCAAAAGGTTCCGAGTCACGCTCCGAAAACGCAGGCACAAGATCCTGATACGATTGTGTGTTGAGGCCTCTGGCATTCGGCCACCAGACACTAAACTTTCCTGGATCATTCAGATCACGTGTTGCCAGAAAAGGTGCATTGTAGGCCCCTGCCTCGTATCTCTGAGCAAAGAAATACAAGTCTCTGCACGGATTCGGAATTCGTAACGGTATTGTTATTCTCGGCTGTCCATTTGTATCGACAGCATCAAAAATATAATGCTGGACAATCGGATACTGGAAATCAGCAATACGGAATTTGTTTGCTTCAGGCTTGTCTAGATACACATACTCGGCCATCACATATGTGTCGCCCAATAGAAGTGTCTTAGGAATGGTGGCATCAGGAATTGTTGTTCCATCTGTTCTCGTAAATGTGGATCCCTGTAAAGGAGGATACGTCGTATTTGCACCTGTTGCACAGAATCCTGATTCAATGACGGATGTTGTTGTTTTTGTTGTCTCTTTTGTTAGATTTAAGACATTACCAGAAGTATCCACGAGCGACGAGGATACATAGAGGCTTTCAACAGATGCAAATCCTATCGTAAGACGCACCTGGTCCGCATTGACCGCGTCGATCGGAAAGGCCGCACCAGGATCTCCCTTGCAAAACCAGAAGGGTAGAGGTGTTACAGCGACTGTAGGTGTTGTTGACCATCCAAAGGTTTTTTCAGTAAAGCCACTGTCAGCACGCGGCAGAAGCTTATTTATACTCGTAACCTTCTCGAGAGGTGTCTGAAACTCATCAAGAATCTCCAAAAGACGACCATTCAGCTGTTCAACACGAGCTCCAGCAATATCAATTGTGGCCTGTTTCAATAAAGCATGTCCAAGACTATTTGTCCAGCCAAACACAGGTCCTTTGAACTTCGGATCCTGTTGAGCCTTGAGCTGGGGTGTTCGAATATCAGGCATGGTAGTGACAAGATAAAGACGCGTAATGAGATTTCCAATGCGGGGAAGTGTCAGAGTTGCGGCTGTATTGAAAGCGGGTCTCGTATCAAAGTCAAGACGAACCCATTGTGTCGTGAACCGTCCCGCTTTAAGGAAAACTTTCTGAAAAAAGGTTGTCGCTGGATTACCTTTTGTCGGCAAGAGTCGTTCATCTTGAAGACCTGTGTGGATCACTCGGAGTAGTGCGACCACCATCTATTTCTCGGTGGGGGTTTCCTTTAGTCCTTTTAATCCTGGAACACACCTTGGGTATGTATACCGATTTTTAATCGGTGAACATATGGTTCGCAATACCATTCTCGAAGCGTAACCAATTCAGACCAATACAAAACACCTTCACCTCCCACGTCCCTGGACAATTCACATCAAGAGTTAATCGTAGACTCTGAAGTCTGCTTGCATTAATCGTGCCAGAAGGTTGGTGCTGACCAGGATGTCTCGCAAACGGATATCCATAAATGAATGAACTATAGGGCACAACACCACCCTTGTGATACTTTCCAATCAAATTACGGAAATAAGACTCCTCCGCCTCCACCAAATCAATTCCATTCACCTGCACCTTAGCAGACACTAACAAAGGACCTCTCGGATTATAAACCGGATCATACTCCTTCTCAAGAACACTCGAATAGTTCGTCCATTCATTATTAAGAGAAACATCCGTCCTACGAACAAACCAAAGTATTTCCTCTAACGGATGATTCGCCTCCAACGGTAGCTGAACACGAATCACAGAACCAGGGTTTGTTGTGGAAGCAGCATACTTCAGCGGCTCAGCGAAATAAAAGGTCTGCACATCCCTGTGCATCACTTCAAACGGCTGTCGTAACATTGAATTTCTTAGAGTTCCATCCAGTAGAGCCCCCCATGTTACAAGACGAACATTCTCAAGTGGAGGCTCAGATGCAGATGTAGTAATCGAGTAAGCATGACCATACTGCTTTGATACATCATACATTTCTATTGTCTTGCTTATCGGAACATCATTACATGTATCACGAAAACCTCTAGCCTGACGCACAACTTCCGCGAACGGCCTCAGTGTAACGTGAATCCGCACAGAACCTTCTCTGCATGCAATCAATGGAAGTCCCTCCTTGAGCTTGGTTCTCGAAAAGAACAGAGGAAGCATGCAATGAATATATCCAGTCTCCGTTGGATACACACGCTGAGGATTCCATTGCAGTAATCGTTCCATACTCACAAATCCTGTGTTTTCTGCAACACCATATTGTGTATTGAAATCATAAAATAACTGTGAATAGACCGATGAAAAGTCTCCATCGACCTTTTCAATCGTCACACCATCAATCTCAAGCTCCACGCTCTGAATTAGAATACATCCAATTGCATTCGCATAAAACCACGCTGTTGAAGGATCTTGGTATTTCGATAGACTGCCCTGCAGCAAGAGCACAGTCGTAGGATCTAGCCAACTACCAAGTTGCAGCTGTAGAACCGCCCCTAGAAGTAAATCACCACATGTGTGTGATGCAATATCAAAGCTAAATTTGTATCCGAAGGCGGCGGGACCTCTATACTGGAAATCCTGGAGAACAGGAACAAACGGCTGGTGCCGTCTCTTTTGATCTCTGCTGAACCATGATGTATCTGCCGTCAGAGGAAAATATGTATTATCTTGTTGATCCCTCGGTGTTAAATCAAGAAGTGTTGTAATATCACCTGCGGGTCTCTTGAAGGAGGCCATTCACCCTTTCTAATTAGCATATAAAAGCGATAGTCGCGAGTTTTCCGCTACCATTGTAGCCCACGTTTCCACAAAGCATCGGAGTTCTGTATTACCTGGTGTTGCCTGGAGCTCAATATAGAAAGATGGACGATCTGCCGTCGTCATGTTTATAGTGCCATCGGGTTGTCTAACTTCTCTACGATTCCGAATATCTCCCAGAGTCCAATCCATGATGGCAAGTTCGAGTCCAGGATCTCTCTCTGACTTTGCATGTGTCACCAGATCACGCCATACAAGAGACGAAAAGAGAGATTCACGATCTCTGCCTGCAACCAGGAGTTTCAGATTTCCATAGAAACTCGGTGTCGGTGTATTGGACAGGTTCCAGAGTTGATTTTTCTGTAGAGAGGCAGCAGAACGAAAGAAAGAAACAATTCTGGAGGTCGGGTGAACACCATCAAGACGACGCGTAATTGCAGCTGTTCCTCCTCTCGAAATCGGTGCATAGTCGTTTTGACTCTGTGTAAAGACATTCTCATAGATACGTTCAAAGGCTATCTCTTGTTTGCCCTTTTTCATAGCCTGTTGTGTTTCACCGCCCATATAGACATGGCGTGTTTGAAGTATAAGAGTTGGTGTTCCTATAGATACACGATCAAGAGATGTAAATGGCTGGGGGCTTGATGATGCAGACGTCTGAACCTGGAGTTTCATGGACCACGGTTTCGGCTTGACCTGGCCATCCGATGACTCCACAAGATCTTCCAGCTTTCTCAGAAAACAACGAAGACGATACGACTGCTGGGGCGTTGAATAAGCAGGAAATCCTCCATCCTCGGAGTTCTGACATCCAAAAATCGGAAGTTGGAGTCTGAGTCGCCCAGGAGTTGCATTTCTTCCTATGGCGATAGGACTATCTTCACGAATTCCTGTTTGTTTCGCCTCCAGGAAAGCAGAGTTTAGAGTTCCTCGTGTTCTGCTGCAGGCCCACAAAGCATCTCCACTGAACTCCTGAATCAGAATGTTATCCTGAAGAAAGTGAATCTTCTCAAACAGAAAATATCCAATTCCATTTGTATATCCATAGCTGTTACCTGAAAGATCCGTTACAACACCCTTGATATTGGAAGGAAGCCATGACGGAAGATCAATTAGAAGAGTCGGCTCGATAAATGCGTCACCTGCCATCTCAATCTGAAATTCACAGCTTCGTCCAAAGTCGGGTGTATTTAAAGGCGGCATCTGTCGAAGCTCATGAATGTGAGGAGGTGTGGGTCCATAGCGATTATCAAACAGATTTTTGGCTTCTTTTGTATCCTCAATGAAATAGACATCTTTATTTCCTCGAGCTACAAGCTCGTATAAAGATCCTTCTATGTTGAAACTCATACTACACTAGTTAGTTATTTCCTTACCTTTAAAACAATCGTGGCGGCTTTCTCTGCCTCTGTCGGTAATGTAAGATCTGCATCTCGATCGAGCCACGTAAACTCAACAAGACCCTTAAACGCCGTGCCATTCTTAATCCACTCATTCATGTGATCACGAATTGTATTATACCCTGGCTCTCTCTCATCAAGACCAAGCTCCTTGAGCTTCTTTATAAGAGTGATAGATTCCTTTACTCGTTCTGATGTGGGCTTTTCTGCCATTCTAGATTCTAGTAGAAAGATTCTTTAACTCAACTAAATGGACCTTGTGCCGAGCCACAGGTGCTATTAAATTGCTTTCCTTGATAGAATAACTGTCTGTCCTGGTAATTCGTGAAATTCAAGATAATGCTGCTGGGCAAAGAAGCACAGGTGCTTATATTTACCGTCGGTTGTGTGACACTGAGTTTTGTCTTAATATAATTAAAGGCCGTGCGGCTTTGTAATTTGCGGATGATGTCGCTGGCGTCCATTCTAACCATAGACCCTAAAGAATGAAATCTACAAAAACAGAGAAATGTGCGGAATCTGGTATTGCCTGGGGAAAATCACACCTATGTATCATCCTGGAACATGGATAAAGACTCTATCAGCAAGAGGACCGGAAAGCATGGAAATCAAGGAACTCTTTTCATCGACAATGGGATTCACACGTCTCGCAATCAATGGCCTCAATGAAGAAGGTATGCAGCCTTTTTTAAAGGGTTCTATTCGCTGGATGTGCAATGGTGAGATTTACAACTGGCGAGACATTGCTGTCTCAGAGAATAAGTCTGGATCCGATTGTGAGATTCTCGGTGACCTCTATCTCCAGTTTCAGGATAACCTAGCGTCATTCTTTCGGTCACTTGACGGTGTCTTTGCAATTGTCATTGTTGATGAGGCCAGAGGACGCGTTGTTGTCGGCCGTGACCCGTATGGTGTTCGTCCCTTGTATATCGGCACAAAGAATCAGTATACAGTGCTCGGTGATGGACTCTTTCGCTGTGATCCTTCTCACATTGTCTTTGGAAGTGAAGTCAAGTCTCTTGTTCCCTTTTGTGACACTGTTGCTGCCTTTCCTCCTGGCAGCTTTCAGGTCTGGGATATGTTTACTAAAAAGATGGTCTATACTGAGAAGTATCACACGGTGCCATGGCTTACAAACCCGCTCTATACGTCTGTAAATCCTTGTGGACTTGATATGGCCTGTATGTCCCTGCGGTTCGCTTTAGAGGAGGCTGTGAGAAAGCGTATGTTAATGGAACGGCCTGTTGCGGCTCTTCTCAGCGGCGGAATCGATAGTAGTTTAATTGCATCCCTTGTCCAGAAATCACTCAGTGAGGCTGGAAAACCGCCTCTCAAGACATTTAGTATCGGGATGCAGGGCTCAACTGATCTGAAGTATGCGAGAAAGGTGGCTGACTGGATCGGCAGCAATCACACAGAAGTCTGCTTGACGGCAGATGACTTCTTTAAGGCGATTAGCGATGTGAT